TTGTGCTTGGCGACTGCCGAGCGGATGGGCTCTAGGTTCGGGTAGGACTTCTTAGTAAGAGAACGTCCTTTTGGGGTATCGCTTATCTGCGCTTTCAAGACTTCGGCCTCTTCCGGCGTGTGGTGCTTGAACTCGAAGGCTCGGGAGCGAGGCTTAGCGGCGAACTTGACGAAGGCTTTAGCCTCCTGCGCCTTTAGGTCAGTTTCCGGCGTGCTGCTCGGACGCTCGACTTCTTTACCCGTGTCTTGAGCGCCTTCGTCTTCTGCGCTTTGTGGGCTCGATGACGACTGCTCACTGGGGGTCTCTTTCTGTCCGATGGTCTCGCCGGAGCCCGATACGTCGAGCAGGCCCTTGAGGAACTGGATGGCGTTGCCTGCGACGATGAACGGNTCGTCGGCTTCTGGCATGTCGTAGAGCGCCTGACCGAGTTCGCCCTGAATGTCGTTGAGGGTCTTCTGCCCCGAGAACAGGCTGATTTGGTTCGCCTGCGCCTGCTCCTTAGCAGCCATAGCGTTCGCTCGGTCTTGCATGACGAAGGTGACGTTGAGGTCTGCGTCGAGGTAGCGACGGCACAGGCTGTTGATGATGTCGGTGATGTAGTTCTCCATCGGACGGGTCGAGACCGTCTCGGAGGACTGTGCTTCGCCTTCCATCTGACCCTTGCCTCCACCGAGGCCGGCACGGGCCACGACTCCGAGAGCCGAGGGAGCCACGCCGAAGATGGAGGCGATGCGCTTGATGATGAACTCGTCGTAGTCGCTCTTGAAGCGTTCGTCCATCGTTGGCATGGCGATTGGGTCGAAGCCGTCAGGGAGGACCTTGATGCGGTGGCGCTCTGCCGTAGATCCGGTGAGGCGCTCGTTCAGCACTCGCTCGTAGCCCGACAACTTCTCGAGGCTGAGCTCTTGGCTGGTCGTCTTCATGAACGTCGTCGGCATTGAGCCGAACTGGTACTCAGCCCTCATCCACGCCTGACGGTCGAGGTAGAGCGTCGCCGAGGGGATTGCTTCCTCGACTGGACTGAAGCCGTAGGGCGACCAGGTGCGACGGTTCTTGATGAACACGCTCATCTGGTCGGTCTTGAACTCGCCGTACTTGCCTGGTGAGTTGTAGAAGTCACCGTCTGAGTCGGGAGAGGCCACGAACTCGCCACGAGGGAAGCCCCAGAGCACCTGCTGGTAGGCAGGAAGTGGTGGGTGGGGAGTGTCGCCTCGGTTGTCGAGCAGAATCTTGATGGTCGGAGCGTCGATGATGTCGAAGCCGATGATGGCTCCCCCGAGGTTGTAGCGAGGGTAGATGCAGAGTTGGTCATAGACGAACACTTGCCACAGGGCCTCGGTCAGCCACTCGCTCCATGAGCGCTCAGACTGGACGTAGGGGTTCTTGAAGAATGACTGGAGGCGGTTGATTTCCTCGCCGTACTTCTCTCGCCCGATGCGTGAGGCCTTAGCGTGCGAGCAGTTCTCCTCCTGCATGATGGTTGCGATGCAGTTCTCGGAGAGGTCGAATGACCATTCCTGCTTCACGAGGTCGCCCACTCTAATCTCGATGGCTCGGTGGATTACGTCACACTGCTCAGCGAGGGACTTGAGGACACCGTAGGGGACCTCTTGCTGGGTCAGGTTGAGGTTCGTCGCTACCTGAAACTCGTACTTGCGAGGGAGCGCACGGCCTGAGTCGTCGAGCACTACGTCGATGGGCGCAGGGAGCAGAGGTGCAGCAGGTCCGAGCATCGCACCGAAGCCACCCTGAGGACCGACACCAGGGCGATCCATAGGAATCGCCTGACCGATGCCGGTGACGATGCCCTGCCCCCCGATGGTGGAGTAGGGCTCAGCAGGCGTGGCTCGGTTGTAATTGGTGGTTCCGAGAGGCGAGCCCGAGAGCCCAGCCTTTACAGCCTCGGCGACGGTCTCAGCCAGTTTCAGGTCTCGTGCCTTCCGGCTGAATCGGTCTCGAAGTGCCATCTCGTCCTTATCGTGGGTAGACCTGTACGAGGTCGTAGTCGTTATTGTGCGCCCCACAGGAGGGGCAGGAACTAGCGTCTCTCGCCACTGGCATCCCACACATGGAGCAGGGAGCCAGTTCGAGGAAGAATCTGTCGGCTGACGTGCCACCAGCCAGCCCGAGTTCGGTGAGGCCGTGCACGAGAGCGTCGAGGCGGTCAGGTGAGAGGCCGGAATCGGGGAGCCATGTGGTCATCTGGTCTTCGAGCTCGTCGAAGGCTCCGACGTGGCTGATGCGCCCCTGCTCGTAGAGTGCGGCGACTGGCTCGGCTCGGAGGCGCTTGCCCTGCTTCGCCGTGATGCCTTTGAACGGTGCAGTCGGGAGAACGGAGCGAATGGTCATCTCCACCATGTCGCCGCCCTGGTTCTTCTCGGCCACGATGCGGTCAGCGTTGAAGTCGTGAAAGGCTTGGACTGCCCTGTGAGCCCACCCAGAGGGCGTGTCACGGCACGAACGGTCGCTAAGGACGTATCCCCTACCGTCTGCGCCTTTGCCGACGACGACGATGCCGGTTTCGTCTGAGTGCTCGCCGGAGGTCACGGCTGGGTCGATGGCGACCACGACTCGTACCAGTTCCGGTACCACTTGGAGCCGGTGGTCTTCAATCATGCCGAGCGTCCAGAGTGCGCCAGGTGTGTCCGTGAGCACTTCGCCGTAGAGCTCTTGGCGACCGAGACGTGTGCCGTCGTAGCGTGAGCGCAGTTCAGCGAGGGCGGCTGGTGAGAGGTTGTCGGCGTTGTCGAACGTTGATCCACGAGTGACGACGACGGAGCCGTCCGTGCGCCCCATGAACTCTCGGATGAGTTTGGTCGGGCGAGGGGTCGTGGTGATGATGGTCTGAGGGTTGCCGATACGAAGCGCCGGAGCGAGGCCTGCCGTCCATGTCTCCTCGTAGCGCCATGCGGCGAACTCGTCGAGCCATGCGTAGGAGAGGTTGAGGCCACGAGCACGGTCGGGTTCGTCTGCCGAGACCATGTGAATCTTCGAGCCGTTGGTCAGGGTTATCTGCCCGTTGCTTCGGTTGTATTGCTCAAGGGTTCCGGCTGGGAGGCTCTTGATGAGACCGGAGGGGCCCTCGACACAGGTGCGGCGAACGTCGGTGAAGGTCGGGGCGACGACTGCACACTCGATACCTGGCTCGCTCAGGGCTTTCTCCAGTAGCCAGCCTGCGCCGGTGAAGGTCTTACCCCAGCCTCGGCCTGAGAGAATGAGCCAGATGCGCCAGTTGCCCTCGGGAGGGAGTTGCTGAGGTCTCGCTGAGCTGCGGTATCGGGTGTGAACGGCCTCGGCTTTGGCTTGCTCGGCTTTGACTGCCCGAGCCTTGAGTTCTAGAGCCTCAAGCCGTTTCAGTTCCGCTAGTCGTTGCTGGAGAATCGTTGTCATCTATCTCTCCGAGCGTAGCCTCTAGACGCTGAATCTCGGCTTGGATGTAGTCGAGGGTGATGACTTCGGTGCGCACCGGAGCGTCGAGGCCCATGAGTTTCGCTCTGCGGTCTTGGATAGCCAGCACTCGGTCGATGGCGAACATCGCCGCTTTGTTGTCAGGGTCGAGGGCTCGTTCCATCGCTCGTTCGAGCAGTAGATCCAGTCGTCCACTCTCAAGTCGGCGAAACTCATCGACGGCCTCGTAGGGGATTGCCGCCAGAGCACGCTGCACTCGCTCGTAAGCGGTGGACTTCGATACACCCAGCCGGTCAGCGATTGCCTGGTAGGTCAGCCCCAGTGAGCGCAGTTTGAGCGCCTGGGTGTCGTTGATGGCATCTTCTTCGGTTCGGACGAAGCCGTTTCGTGTTGGCTTGCTCATGTTGTTCGCCCTCTAAGCGTTCGGCGGTGCGTACGTTGGGGGCATAACTCACCCACGATAGGTAAACATCGTCCCACAGGTGGTAAGTGGAAGTCAATCGACTGGAATCATTGACCTTTGGGTGGCAACAGTTTTTCGCCGCATGAGGGGCAGAATCGCACGTCTCGGATGAACGTGATGCTGACGTGGTTCGTGAACTGGAGATTAGCCCGAGGGTGCGACAGGCTGGAGTGCGTGATGGGGCAGAAGGTGGTTAGCGCCTCCTCTGCGGCTTGNCGGTAGGCGGTGGTGTCGGCGGTCACGTTGATCCTCATGTCTAGTTCGGCGTAGGTGCGTAAGGAGTCGCAGAAGCGCAGGCCGGAGTGATTGTGCTGGTAGTAGGTTCCGGTTTTGTCGTAGACCTTCACGATGAGATGTGAGCAGTGTCGGCAGTTCATGCCTCTCCGTCCAGAATGTTGAGAATGAGGTCGATTGTGACTTCGGGGTGGAGTTTGATGTCTTGGAGCCAGCAGGTCAGCCCGTCAGCGATGGCGTTGAGTTGATCTAGTAGGCGGCTTGCGTCGCAGGGCCATGTGTTCGAGCACTCGTCACACTGGCTCGGGAACGTGGCGTGAGGCTGGTGCTTCTCGCTCATTACTCGGCGCTCGGAGGGGTAGACGTAGACCTTGCGCTCTTGGTCCGGCTGAGGGCCGTAGGGGTCGGTCTGTGCAGGAATGGTCGAGTTAAGGTTGCGGTTTTGGTCACTCTTTGCCAATTCCGTAATGGTTCCGTCACTGTTTAGCCCAGCCCATGCCTCAACCATAAGGCCGTAGACCTCGGCGGCGTTCATCACTCGGTCTACTTCGTCCAGTACCTTGATTACGTCGCAGGGATACGCGGTAGGCCAGCAGAACTCACACGGGTTCGTCGGGTCGCCGTCCTGAGGTGCGTGCTTCTCTCGTAGGGCTTGGCGTTCGGCGGAGGTCATACGTCTGCTCCGTCAGGGTGTCCTAAAGCCTTACCTTTTTCACAGGGGTAAGGCGTGTAGCAAGTATGGCACCAGGGGTCCTCTCGGTCAGTGTCCCCGTCGTGGTCGTGGTATTCAATCAACGCTTCGTAATCGTCCAGCACCTTAATCACGTCGCAGGGGTAATCGGCTGGGTAGCCACCGTCTTTGGTGCAGAAACCGCAATAGTCGCCAAGATAGGTGTGCTTCTCTCGTAAGGCTT